CGCCCACCTGCGCATTCATCTCGCGCTACACCCGCTGCGGGATAGCTGGCACATATTCAAGCACGTCAGCCGGGGCGCCCTGATCGGTATCGGCCTAATCTGGGCGCCCTGTGTCTGGTGGGATGGCTGGGCAACGGCCATCACCGCCGTTTGTGGTGTGGTCATCGGGCGCTTTGTGTGGGATGCGACGTACAAGAATCCTTGGCGATGGCTGCGGCTGGATGAGACGGTCAAGATCAGAACCGGGTGGAAGTTCCTCGATAAACTATTGGGCATACACTGGTGATGGATGATGCATGGCCTATCTTGTTTTGGGGCTGGACGACGGCGAGCACATAGAGATTCCTTATAGTTTCGGCGAGAACCCAGACGGAGACCTTTCGGCGCAGATTGCCCTAAAGCTGTTCGGTGACCGCGCTGTGTATTGCAGGATCGAGCCTGAAAAAGGGATCATCACCGATGATCCTATGGATCTTGATTTTTACGCAATGGAGCGCAGGCTTGTTTTGGCTGCCCTTGAGCGCTGCAGATGGAGGCAACAGGATGCAGCTGCACTGATGGGGATATCTCCGCGGCGCATACATTATATGATCGACCGCCACAAAATCAACCCTCCCATCAAGGCGGGCTGGAGGAAGGCACGGTAATTGCACGAACAGAACAAATCAACTTTTTATGTTTACTTGGTGACTAAATGGGTAAGCCTTTTTCTCCTTCACAGCATGCAGTCGTAAAATTGCGAGTCAGCGAGATGTACCGCGCCGGCATGAAGCAGTCCGAAATAGCTGCGGCCATTACTATTAACAAAAAGCCGATAAGTCAAATTACTGTTTCGAGGTTTATTAAAGAGCTGATTCGGGACTGGTATCACGAGGGCGTCTTTAATGTCAATGAGGCCAAGCTTGATGAGCTGCACACAATAAACGCTCTCGAACTTACTTATCGCGACGCATGGTTTCGCAGTATTGGGACCAAAAAAGAAACTATTGATACAGATCGTGAAGGCGTTGCTGAGGGTGGTGCGGTAAGAACCAGCGAGACCAAAACAAAAAAATGGCGCGATGTCGGCGATCCTCGCTATCTCTCTGGGGTACAGTGGTGCATCGAGCAGCGCTGTAAGATTCTTGGGCTCTACGAAGAGATAAAATTGGGCGGAGATGCTTTTAAATCGCTTTCTGATTGGGTAAGGGCTGTAACGGATAATGCGAATAAATCCTAAAGACATAGAACTAATCGAGGGCTGGCGCTCCGACTGGAACAAGTTCATCCGGGAGGCCCTGGGCGTTCGCATGGACAGAAAACAGCGCGGAATTGTCGAAAGCGTGCAGCACAATCGCCGCACCTCGGTTCGTTCCGGGCATGCCAGGGGGAAGGACTACACGGCAGCCTGCATTTCTCTGACTTTTTTAACGCTGTACCCGCCGTGCAAAGTGATCAATACGGCGCCGACCGGCCGCCAGGCAATTCAGATTGAAATGGCCGAGATCTCCCGCATTCACCGCCAGGCGAAAATTCCTTTAGGCGGCAAAGTCATGAATGAGATGATTCAATTTTATGACCATAAAACGGGCAAACCGATCAAAGAGCATTATCTTATCGCCTTTAAGGCTGGGGATAAGCATACTGAGGCATGGACCGGATTTCACTCTCCCAACATCCTTGTGGTGGTTACTGAGGCATCCGGCATTACCCAGGAGACCTTCGATGCCATTGATGGCGTGCTCACTGGCACGCTCTCGCGCCTGCTGATCGTATTCAATCCGAATCGCACCAGCGGGGAGGCTTATCAGAGCACGCGCTCTCCCTTGTATGCCAAGCATAAGCTCTCTTGCCTGGATGCGCCGAATGTGCGCGCGAAAAAGATCCTCATCCCTGGCCAGGTGGATTATGAATGGGTGGCCGAAAAACTACAGAAGCCTGGATGGGTGACAAGGATATCAGAAGACGAGGTTGATCCTGTCGGCTTTCATGATTTCCGCTTCGAGGGGCAGTGGTATCGCCCGGGGGATCTATTCCTGGTCAAGGTTATGGGCGAATTTCCGCGGGAGAGTGAGGACCAGCTTTTCCCGCTTTCATGGATCGAGGCTGCCAATGAGCGATGGGCTGAGATTAAGCCCGAGACTGTAGTAGGTCCCCTGCTCCTTGGCTGCGACATCGCCGGCATGGGCCGTGACGCAACTGTCTTTGCGCCCAGATACGGGGATTATGTCGGTCGGATATTGGAATATAGTAAGGCTGATCACATGGTTAGTGCGGGCAGGATTAAAAACGCGATCGCTCATGATGGAACTGCGTTTATCGATACGATCGGCGAGGGCGCGGGAGTTCATAGCCGCCTGATCGAGCAGGGCGTGAACTCCATATCGGCTAAATTCAGCGAGAGCGCAGAGGGCATAAGTGACGCAACCGGCGAGCGAGAGTTTTTAAACACTAGGGCCGCCTGCTACTGGCTGCTGCGCGACGCGCTGGATCCACGCCTTGGCGGTAAATTGGCCTTGCCTCCTGATGACGAGCTCACCCAGGAGTTGACAGAAATCCATTGGGAAGTGCAGTCCAATGGCAAGATAAAACTTGAACCAAAAGAAGATATCAAGAAGCGCATAGGCAGGAGCCCTGATAAGGCAGATGCAGTCGCATTGACGTATTGGCCCTTCCGTGTTGGCGGGTGGGGTGGTATATCCATTAAATCCAAGAGGTAATAAGATGAATCTGTTTAAAAGGGGCAAGGCCCCTGCTGAAAAATCAACCCTGCGCACGGCGGTCCGCAGGGCGCAGACCATTGACCCCTGGCAGCGCGACGTGATCGGCCGCCTTTCCGGTGCCATCGCAGTGCGCGGAAATCTCGACCTGTATGACCTGATCAGGGAGGTATCGCCAGTTCTGGACGTGGCGATCCTCAAGCTTGTGCAGCTGATTGGAGATTTCCGGCTTGACGCTCAAGGTAATGCACGCGCCCAGGCGGTGCTCGACGAAACAAAAAAGAACGTCAATGTTGGCTGGATGAACAATGGGTTTAACTCGTTTATGGTACAGTTGGCCGATTCGGCCATTGCAAAGGGCTTTGGGGTTGGCGAGCTGGTGCCGGATGCGCTGCTTTCCGGCATTGACCGCCTGAAGGTGGCGCGGGCCAATGATTTCCGCTTCATGGTTGACGATAACGGCAGGCTCACCATTGGCCAGATGGACCGAAACGGGTTCAGACCGGTGGAGCTGGCCGATCAGTCCCTGATTTACTATCTGGCCTTTGATCTGCGCGACGGGCACCCCCAGGGCGTATCGATGCTCAACAGCCTGCCGGCGGTGGTCAAGACCATCATGCGCATCCAGAACGCCATTGATTCCACCGCCTGGCGCATAGGGGATCCAACATTCCTTATTCTGCAGATGGCTGGCGACGGGCAGAGCGGTGATGATCTGAAGACCGATCTTGGAGCCAAGGCGTCAGACCTGCAGGAGGCGATGCTCACCAGAAAAGCAGGCGGCCTGATGGACCTTGGGTTCGGGTATGCACCCAACGGAAAGCTTGATGTTACTGTGTTGGGCGGGGACGCGCAGCTGCCGGATATGACCGTGCCCACCAAGATCACCATGGAGCAGATCGTCGGACGCACAGGTTTGCCGCCCTTCATGTTTGGTTTGAGCTGGAGCACGACCGAGCGCATGGCCAAAGAGCAATCAGATATGCTCACCACCGAGGTATGGAGCCGCCGCAGCCGGCTGGATCCTATCATAGAGCGGGTTTTCACAAACGCGCTGCTTCTCAATGGCCTGAATGGTGCGAAATGGTCCCACGAGTGGGATCCAGTAAACCTTCAGGACGACGAAAAGACCGCCAAGGCAAGGCTGGCCAACGCCACTGCACAGGAAAAAGAAATCAACGCCCGCCTTTCTCTCCTGGATGCCGCGTTGATCACCCCGGAATCATTTGTAGAATACCTGGTGGTTGGCGGCATAGAATCAGAGGAATCAGTCAAGGCCGCCGGCGGGGTTGATGAGATTACTAAAAAGTACCTGGACGCCAAGGGCACCAGGATTGCCGTGATGCTCTCGAGGTCGATATGATTGGTGACGCCCTACGAAACGAGTGTATCCGTCATGGCCTGATGGCTGGGGATGGAGATCTGTGCGGCTGTGATTTACCGCATATCTCGAACAAAGGGCCGTCTGTAAACGAGCTGCTCTTCTCCTCCAAGAAACACCGCAATCCCAAAATGGCGGCTCTGCACCGCCGGTTTTTCAAGGCGCTGATGGAGCGCACAACCCACTATGAAGTGCAGATGCTTGATGCTTTAGGGCTGCCAGATATAAGCGCCATTCGCCGGTCAATTATCCTGGGGACCACAGGAGAGTCCGGCGAGCCGTGGCGGTACAATGACATCATGTTCATGAAATTAAATGCCATCATCAAGGAGTGGCTCGAGGATCTTCTCCCGGTTGAGTATATCAAGACCGGCAAGGGCCTCACAGAGGATATCATCAAGATAAAGTGGATCATCGTCCGGTTTATGATGGAGGCTTTCGGCCTTGAGGCGGACGAACAATATGACGCCATAGATTCTCTTGAGGATGGCACTGTTGTAACCATGGTCATGGCCGATCCCACAAAAGCCTACTTCAGGGCTATGCTGGCCAACGCTGGCAGCCGGATCACCACAGAGCTCGCGGTGTCAAGGCTTAACAAGGTCCGTGATGCTCTGATCGATATGTCCCTCAAGGGCAAGTGGCCGATTGAGGTAGGCCGCAAGCTCCACGACCTGATCGGAGAGGGGGCTGCATGGTACTGGCTCCGGATCGCCCGCTCTGAGGCGACCTTGGCCGCCAACGCAGCATTTAACGAAATGGCCGCAGCCAACGGCACCAATTACGAGGAATGGGACGCCGGGCCGGGCTGCTGTATCATCTGCGCGTGGATGGATGGCAAGGTATGGCGGACAGGGGAAGGGCCGCAGCCGGTCGGGGACACGCATCCGCATTGTATGTGCGCGCGCATCGCTACCTATACCAGGGGAGGCACGCACGGGCGACTTGAACCTCGCTATGACCGTCCATCGCCATACAAGTCTGACCCAAACGGTCGGCCATGGACAAAAGAGGAAATCGACAAGATGCGCGAGGAACTGCAGCCGACAAGAGGGGGGACCTTCCCACTACCACCAGGAGGACAGCCATGAAAGCAAAAATTACCGCTCGCGATTTCAGGAAAGGTAATGCAGGCAAAACAGAAACAACTTTGACGATCGTGTATTCTGCCGACCTTCGGATATTGCTTTGGATCGCGATGCTTTTTATTAAAATCGGGACAAAGATCATGAATTGCAGGGCCGTCCTGACTGAAATTAAAAAGGAGGACTGATGCTTAATTTATGCATAGGTACCGGATGGTGCGCGCAGGGAGAGGGGCACAACAGGGATTAACATGAAACAGACTTATATAAAACTTGGCGAGCGATGGGTAAAGGGCAAAAAATGCCCCTGCGGGAAGATGTTTACTGAAGAACCCCTGCATCATTATGACTATGCATACGCTCCAGAGGTATGTCCGAAATGTGGCACGGGCAGGAAAAAGTTTCTGGATGGCGCCATCCTTGTTGAGCGCGGTGAGACGCGTTACATTTTTGGTATCAAGAAAAATGATCATTGGAAACTCATAGAGTTCAAGGAATTCTGATGCCCTCCTACATCTGCACGGTATGCGGCAACACGGTCACCTATCC